CTATTGAATCCGCCATGGATGTGTGGAATATAAATTTGAACAAAAGCAAATGAGCGCCGCCAGCGAATTCCACAGCCTGATGTCTGCCGCGTATGGCAGTGACTACAAGGACACGTGTCACCCAGTCCAGCTTGGTCAATTAAAGGATGCTTTCTATGCTGGATGGGCTGCAGCCTTTGCCGCTACGTTGAGCAGTGCCCGTGATGACGAGAAGGTGGCCCTGAAGAAAATTGGAGAGATACGGGCCGAGATTGAAGCTTACAGGGACGAGAAATTGAAATTCCTTGAAAGATATAAACACAACTGAGGCGAGCCTGTTTCAAATTGTACTCTGCATCGCAGCGGGTGCTCTGGTGCTTGGCGGGATCATGCTCTTGGGTGCGATAATACTGCCGTGAACGCAGAGCCTGATTACCCCGCAGAAGTGGTTTTCACGATGGATGGGTCACCTCATTACTTGGTCGGGGAAACAGGCTGCTGCCGTCAGTTCGGCAAGCGGTGCGAGTGCGGAGGCTGGATGCACTACCAGCCCATTTATGCTGGGTACTATTACAAGTGCGAGAAATGCAAAAAGGAATTATGAGCACGCTGGTAATTATGGACAAGCGTTCCGTGCCCATGGCTGCCTTGGGGCGCAAAGTGTATTTGGGCACCTATGGGAAATTGATTTTGAACCCGAGCAAAAGTGCCAAGGTGAGAACCAAACGGTACCTTGGTGTTATTGTGGACCCTGCGCCCCGGCCCCAATCTCCGGAATGGATTGAGATTAATGTACGCCTTGGAGAATTATGAACACAGACCCGCTCTCCGATCTCGCCATGTGGAAAACATGGCAGGACAAAGTAAAGGCTGCTCTGCCCAATTTCTGCGCCGACACTATATACGTGGAGCAGATGTCACCACCCGTGGCTGAGTTTGAGGAGGAAATCATACGCCTGAGACTGGATCAGCACTACGCCGAAGGCACGGCTGAGTCAATTGGTGTTTCCAATGTCCGCATGCTGCGAGACGCGGAGTTTGGTGCGCGAGTGGTACAAACATCAATTGGCAAGCTCACCCGCATGTATCTGGACAGTGAAGTGGAAAATGATTTCATCCAGCGTCACATGCTCGATCTTGAATCCAAGGCAGTGCTGGACATTGGGGCTGGGTATGGCCGCCTTGCCTCTGCCCTCACTCATTTCTGCGCATCAGTCTATACAGTGGACCCGGTGCCCATCAGCGTTGAGCTGTGCCGACAATACTGCGCGCGATTCGCGCCTAGCGTCTGTGTCATGGGCATTGCAGACTACAGAGCACGCTTTGACAATCTGAAGGGTGATGTGGATCTGGCCGTCAATGTGCACAGCTGGAACGAGTGCACCCTAAAACAAATTGGATTGTGGCTCACTGAGCTGTGGAAATTGCGCGTGCCTTACTTGTTCACCGTCTCGCACGGGAGCAGGGTGCAGCCTGCGCGCGGAAAAGAGTACCGGACATGGGATGGCAAGGACTGGAAGCAATTGCTCTTGCAGGAATATGAATTGATCGCAGAGGAAAACATTGGCCTCGGCAAGCACCCTCACGCCCTGTGGAAGCGGCGCAACGCAAACGTGCATCCGCTGCGATAATGACAGCATGCCAAAGCAAGCCAAAGTTTATCCCGTGTGGGAGTACAAGCTGGTGTATAATTTTGGGAACAAGGACATGATAAACGAATTGAACGATCAGCTTGGCCCACAGGGCTGGGAGCTGTGTGGGATGGTGTGCACCTCCGAACCCGATTCAAGTCTCGCCTCCGAGTGGCCCAAGGTGATTCGGTACTATTTCAAACGGCCAAAGCGATAATGACAGCATGAAAGCAATCGGACTCTGGCTAGTGATGACAACAGGGGGCACGCTGCTGGCCGCAGTGGCGCTCAATATACGCACTAAGCCCACGCTGCACGTACCAGAAGTGGAATTTGAGGTGATGGCCAAATTGCGCCTGATCGAGTTTGAAGGCTGCCAGTACGTGTACGCCGAGCGAGACATCCGGGGAGCAATTGCCATTGTACATCATGGAGCCTGCAACAATCCCGCCCACCAAAGGCCGCAATGAAAATGAAAGACACTGATCTGGACGGCTTGGAAAGAGTACGAGCCAAATTGGAGCGGTCTGTCAGCCATGTGATGTCTCATATCGTACAAGATGCCATTGAGGAAATAATTTCCCTGCGGGCTGAAACCAAAGCCGGGCACCCCATCGATCAATTGTGGGGGCACTTTGACGATGTGACCATTCGACTTGTCCCCTTGATCGATTCGCATGGGCATTACTGGAGTGTGAAGCTGCCGCAGGCTGATGTGCTGGTGGAAGGACACCCGAACGACCCCAACGTGGGCGAAGTGATCGCGACTGCGATCAAACAAGCCAAGGCCAAGCAGGCCGAGCCTGAGTGGCCGGAAGCTACGCAATGAGGCCCACGCCCATCACCTCATTCAGCGGCCCGCACCGCTACCTGTCCAATTTCTTTATATGCCGGGTGGAGTTTGGCGGGCTTATATTTACATCCAGCGAGGCAGTGTACCAAGCTGCCAAGTGTGCCGAGCCAGAGCTGCGCGGCAGGTTCACCAGTCTGAGTCCATCCGAGGCGAAGCGGTACGGGCAAAAAGTGAAGCGCCGCCCTGACTTTGAGGAAAAGAAATTGCGCATTATGTACAAAATCCTCAAGGCCAAGTTTGAGCAGAATGAAGAATTGAGAAAGAAACTTGAGGACACTGATCCGGCAGAGCTGATCGAAGGCAACACATGGGGCGATTGCTTCTGGGGCGTCTGTCAGGGGCAGGGCCACAACTGGCTGGGCAAATTGCTCATGGAGCTGCGCACTGAATTTCTAATTCCATTCTGATGAATCCACTACGCGACAGATATACAGGCACAGTCAATGTGACGTTAGATAGCCTGTCGGGTGAATTTCTGGAGATGCTGAACAAGGCAGACACGTCCAGCTTCGTCACCATTGGGGGTCTGACCGTGACAATTGATCCGCTCAAGCACAAGCGGATCATCTATCAGGGCCGGGACGTGGGCTATATCAAGGACACAAGGCAGGAAGGCGAATCGTACATTGCCGACATTGTGCTGACGGACCCGGAGATTCTGAAATTGATCCATAAATGAAAATTGAATTGGAGTTCAGCACTGGGATACCGCCACCCAATGTGACCCTGCTTACTTTCCATGAGCCGAGCAAGTCATGGGAAATCGGTACAACCTCCATCTGTGATGGCAGGTTGATGTTTGATGACGGGCAGGGCAATTTCATCTGGTCCAGAATGACTGGCATGTGCTGGGCTGTGCTGCCTGCAACCCCAGAATCAAATGCGCAAAAGAAAGACGCATCCAAATAATTGGCTGCACTGCAAGCGGTGGAAATGGAATAACGCCGAGAAAGTCGAGCGCGATAATAAGCTGTACCGGGTGAAAAACCTGAAACGAATCGAAGCCTACCAGAAATCTTACCAGAAATTATACTATGAGCGAAACAAAACCCACCAAGCGGGCGCAAGTCGGACAGCAGATCATAATTCAGCACCCGGCGAGCCTGTATGAACGCAAGGCCCTTGTGAAGGCGGTGCACGATGATTATGTGGCTGCCGTCCTTGCTGGTGAATTGCTGAGTACAGAGGTGTGCATCAACCACTCTGATTATTTGCTGGACGGGCCGGGCAAGCCCGAGACGACGAAGCCCAAGGAGGCAGTGGACCACCCCAAGCACTACAACAGCCATCCTAGCGGAGTGGAGTGTATAGACATCATTGAGCACATGCCTTTCAACGTAGGCAGTGCCATCAAGTATTTATGGAGGGCCGAGTTCAAGGGCGAACACCTGCAGGACCTGAAGAAAGCCGCGTGGTACTGCCAGCGCGAGTACGAGCGACTGAGCAAGCTGCCGCGCGAGGGCGAGGTATTGTACAAGGTGAAATTGGATTTGCGCGGCCCGCATGACTGGAAGGTCTGGAAATAGCAGAACACGGAAGCGGGTGGTGCTGTCTCTGAGTATTCCGCTTACGCTGCCGCATTGCGAAACAAGTATCGGAATTGGACGTTTCACACTCCCCACCAAGACCCTCATGGGGTGTACCATGTGCGAGCCACCCACCCAACCGATTACCATGAGACAGGGAAAGCGGAGGTTCATGCTGAAGGCAAGGACATGCTGAGTGCCTTGCTCAATCTGGAGTCTGTGCTGGATAGCTATAATCGCACTGCCGACAAGGCTGAATCGTTCGGGCAAGGCAAAGAGCCAGAACCCGGTGGCCTGCAGAAGTACATTGACTGGGAATTTGAAGACCCGAGACAATTGCAGGATGGCACGTGGCAGGCTACGGCCCGCTGCCGCAACCCAGAGAGCAGGATCAACACATGGACTCGGGTGGGGTACGGAGCCAATCCGATTGAAGCCAAGACGGAACTGTACCAGAGAATTGACAAGGCAATCGCTGCCAATCCAGAAGCAAAGCCGAAAGAGAAAGATCCCATGCCACTACCCAATCCGCCGTCCTGCAAACACTGGTAGCGATAATAAGAGCACGATGAAATTGAGTGAACTGGCCCTCTTGACCCATGACGCCCTGCAAAAGCACGGGGACATGGAAGTATCCGTGCTGGAAAGTACACGGGTGCCTCCGCTATCGGTGAAGGCGGCTAGCATCACCACCCAGCCTTTGCTGGACGGGCACGGGTACATGAGCAAGCCTAAATTGCAATTTGTACTATTGCCATGAAGGAATTCAAATTCAAGGCACTGTGTGATGCGGCTGTGACCATGGGGGAAATGGACGAGGGCACGGCAAGGTATTTCCACGATCTGTACCTGCAGAGTGACGAGCACCGCCTGTTGAATGAATTGGAACTTGGTGTCAGGATTGTACTGCCGCAAAACATGGGTCACGCTCAAGCCATGATGCTGGTGGCATCCAATTTTATTAAAGCTGCCGGGCAAGGCTCTTAAAGAAATGAAAATTGGAGACATAGAACGAAAAATGAGCAAACTAACACCCCTGCCTTGGAAGATTCTGCCCACTGTAGCGACGGGCAAAATCATCATCGGCGCACTCAACGGTTTGGTGACGGAGGAGATTGCTCAAATGCTCCAGCCCAAGCCTCACGCCACCGTCGCACTCAACTGCGAACTGATGGAGAATCACGCCATGATGATCGTTCATGCCGTCAACAACTACGAGAGGCTATCGAAGGACAACGCTCGGCTTCTGGCCGCACTCGAACAGGTCGCCGACCCAAGGCCGGATATGTCCGTCACGGAACTCGTAAGCAAACGCCGTCGCATAGCCGAGGAAGCACTTGGCCGCTGACCATCGAACGAACAATGGCCCTTGTCCTAATCGCCGTTGGAATCGCTGGGATGGTCACAGCCGGGTTCTTAGGCTACTGTTTGTGGGACGAAGAAAACCACTATCAATTTTCAGTCACATTTCAGACACAATATGAAACTCAGTGATCGCCATGAACTGGCCCTGTCCATCCAGAAGGGCTTCACCAAATTCAGCACCAGTGGTTACAGCACAGCGAACTGGCTCGCGGTCGCTGACCATGTGCTGAATGACGTGGGCGAGGCGGATGCCAAGAAACGCGCCGATCTGGAAGCTGCCATGAAGAAATTGCAGGACGTGGCTTTCATTGCGGGCATTCGGGACAAGGTGAAGTCTGATCTAGGTGAGGTTGAGTACAGAAGGATTGCCGAGCCGCTGGTGGCAAAATTGATCAGAACGGCAGCCGACAACAAGCGCACGCCCGAGGAGTTGACCCTTGACACGCTGCGCATGCTGCATGCGTTAAACATCGACCCGCTGCTGGCCGCGCCGATCCTGTGTGCGCTCGCTGACGCGCGGGAGCTGAAATGAAAATTGTACTTTTCCTTGCTTTGTACTTGGTCGTGCTTCTGACTTTGATTGCAGCCGGGACTGCGGCTGTGATTTGTGGTGGCAGGCTGGGAAAGTGGTGCGCAGATAAATTGTACCATTGGTACAAACACAGGAAACCAACATGAATGAATTATACATGATTCGCGCTCGCAAGCTGTGCGAGATTTTCGGGGGCAACGGCCTCAGCGCCAATCAGCAGATCGTGATGGCAGCGGAGATGCTGGAGAGCTGGGCCGATCCGAATGCCCCCGTGCCGGAGTGGGTGTTTCGTACAAAGGAGCCGAAGCTGGATCCGGGTGAATTGGATCATTTGCGCACGCTGCAGGCGAAGCTGAACCCTGAAATTCTCAAGACGACAGACGAGGCTTCACGCTTGCGTGACGCAATCGATCACTTGAAAAAGACACCGTGAAATATCCTGAGTACGAAGATTGGTTTGCGAGCAAGCGCAGGTACAGCAGTCACGCGCGACTCTGCTTCGCTGTGTTCTGGGGATGTGTCATTGCTGCTGTTTTTATTGCTGTTATCAATCTCCCTCTATGAACAACCGAGAACTAGCCCAGAAAATCGTCATGATCGTACTCGCGAAGGCGAAGGACCGGAACGATCCCTGCAACCGCGCGCAAGTCGAGGCGCTGCTGGACCAGTACATTCCCAACGGTCGCAGTGCACCCGTACAGAGTGGGATGGTGACGCAGGTGTCTTCAAGTGAGAGTCGTGTGATCGAACCGCCTCAAGGGTATTAAATAAGATTCTCGACAGTGAGCTGGCCCGTTCTGTAGCGTGGGCTTTTATATGGAGCTGGAGGGTTATGCTGTATCATTCGACGAGGCTGACGTAGGGCAGTCATTGTGTCGCGAGACATTTTTCGAGTTTTTGAAAGAGTTCTGGCCTGAGGTCAGCTCTGAGCAGCCAGTCTGGAACTGGCACACTTGGGTCCTGTGCTATGAGCTGCAGAAAGCAGCGGAGCGCGTGTTTGCTGGCGTGCCGAATCCACATGACTATGTGATCAACGTGCCACCAGGCACGACCAAGTCCACCATCGTCAGTGAGATGTTTCCTGCGTGGTGCTGGACTCGGCGTCCTGACCTGCAGTTCATCTGTGGTAGTCACACGATGGACATTGCGCGTGACTTGGCCCGACGCTCGAAAGACGTAATCCAGTCCGAGAAGTACAAGAGCTGGTTCGGGGTGCCGTCACCCGATGGCAAGTACAAGGCCGTCGTGCTTGCGAACACGGCGACCGAAATGATCATCAATACAGAGGGTGGGTTCCGCCTTGCTGTAGGTGCCGGGCACGTGCTCGGGTTTCACGGACACTTTATTTTGGTAGACGATCCGATTGACCCTGAGAGTGCCAGCTCAGTGCTCGACCGCGAGACTGCAGTGAAGTGGATGAGCGAGACGCTCTCCACGCGCAAAGTGAACAAGATCGTTTCGGTAACGATTCTCGTCATGCAGCGCCTCGCGGTAGAGGATCCGTCTGGTCTCATGCTCGGGCAAATCAGGGACAAGCGCTGGGGCACTCCTGTCCGCCATATATGTCTGCCGTGGAAACTGAGTGACCAAGTGCGACCAGAAAAGCTGCGCGCGTACTATGACAAGAAGACGAAGCTGCTCGACCCAATTCGCCTGCCCGAGAAGGTGGCGCTTGAGTACAAGATACGGATGGGCAAGTACGGCTTTGCGTGCCAGATGGAGCAGAACCCGATTCCAGTAGAGGGCAACCTGATTGCCGTGCACAAGTTCAAGTACCTGCAGAACCTGCCACCCACCACGCTCACGCACTACAAGAAGATTGTCCGTTATTGGGACAAAGCTGGTACGCATGAAGGAGGCAAGCGCACTGCAGGAGTCAAGTTGGGCATCGACAACCACGACCGCGTGGTGATTCTTGATGTCGTGATCGGTCAATGGAGTGCAGGCGAGCGTGAAGCTGTGATTAAGAGCGTGGCTGGGAAAGACGGCCGCGATGTGCAGATTGGAGTTGAGCAGGAGCCCGGCAGCGGAGGCAAAGAGAGTGCTGAGGCCACCGTGCAGCGCTTGATGGGGTATGTATGCGAGATTGAGCTGCCGACAGGAGACAAGGCGTGGCGTGCCGATCCGTTCGCTGCTCAGGCTGACATTGGGAATGTATATCTGCCTGACGGCGCGCCCTGGATTCCCGAGTACGTTGAAGAGCTGCGATACTTCCCTGAGGGCACTTTCAGCGATCAGACCGATGCGACTAGTGGCGCTTTCAACATGGCAGCAGGGGACAATGTGCACATGGGCGCTTTGTTCAGGAAGAAATAACACAATATGCACGCCACCGGGTTTCCAGAATGCAATACTATTATCCGTCCGCCTCACGGGCTGACGGAAGCACAGGTGCACAGCATCCCAGCGTACCACGGGAAGATTGAGCGTGGCTCGCTTGAAGGGTGCGATCTCGTCGTCGTCGCGTGGCAGCCGTCTCCCGAGGACATTGTGCGCCTGCAAGCCGGGCACCCGATTTATCTTTCTTCAGTCGGTGGACTCACGCCTCACTTTCTCTGCACTGATTTCAAGGACGCGATCAACCCTGCCTAACAAATGAAAACAGAACCAACCACCAACGAGTCGCGCGTGACGAACGGCGACAGCCCGGGCCTGCGTGGGCTCGACCAGACCCAGATTACTTTGCACAAGATGTACGAGCTGGCGCACAATATCATGCTGCGCCGTTCGGAACTGTTCGCGTCCAGCCTCGACGGCAAGCACAACCTGAAACAGGACTGTGGGTACCCGACCGAGATCAGCACGGAGCAGTTTGACGAGATATATAGGCGCGAGGGCATTGGCGCTCGCGTCGTCAAGCTGATGCCGGAGGAGTGCTGGAAGGAAGACCCTGAGGTCCTTGAGACGCAGGACACGGATGAGGAAACTGAATTCGAGAAGGAGTGGAAGCGGCTCGAAAAGAAGCACAAGATTTATACCAAGCTGGAGCGATTGGATAAGCTCTCTGGCATCGGGCAGTACGGTGTCATGCTGATCGGGCTGGATGACGGCAAGAGTCTGGACCAGCCTGTGGCTGGGGTGCGCGAGGACCCGGATGACGCTGAGATTGACGATGTGCTCCCCGTGGCCGGTGACGCACCGCGCCGTCTCTTGTACCTGCGCGTGTTCGGGCAGAAGTACGTCACGATTGACAAGTACGAGACGAACGACAAGTCGCCGCGCTTCGGGCAGCCTGTCATGTACTCAATCAGCTTCGCTGAGGTCGAAGGGCGCCAGACGACCTCCAACAAGAAAGTGCACTGGACTCGCATCATCCACGTCGCCGATGAAGTCGAGTCCGACGAGACGCTAGGGCAGTCGCGCATGAAGGACGTATTCAATCGGCTGTTTGACTTGCGCAAAATCTGTGGTGGCTCAGGCGAGATGTTCTGGCGCGGAGGGTTTCCGGGCATCAACTTCAAGATGGACCCACCCGGCAAGGGCACGCGGGCGCTGACCGACAGCGAGCGCGACGCGCTGAAGGAAGAAGTTGAGCAGTACATGCGCGGACTTCAGCGCTATATTGCGACAGAAGGGATGAGCGTGTCCAGTATCTCGCCGTCGGTCGCGTCGCCACTCGACCACTTTGAGATGAACCTGAAAGCCATCGCGATTGCGAAAGGCTGTCCGTACCGAGTGTTCACAGGCACCGAGGAGGCGAAGCTCGCTGGTGGTCAAGACACTCGGGCGTGGAACGGTCGCGTAGCCCGCCGACGGGACAAGCACGTGACTCCGTATATCATTGAGGCGCTTGTCGTGCGCTTGGGTGAGATGGGCGTACTTATTCTCCCGAAGGAGTGGTTTGTCGTGTGGCAGGACTTGAACACGCAGACCGACACCGAGAAGGCAGACAACGCCCAGAAGCTCGCGGCCGCCATCGCTGCGTATGTGAACGCGAGCAGTGATACGCTGGTACCGCCGGAAGAGTTCCTCGCCCACATCCTGAAGCTCCCAGACGACATCGTGGACCAGATCATGAAGGCGTCGGAGGAATGGGTCCGCAACATGGAGACGAAGATCGAAGACGACGCTGCGAAGGAGGAAAAGCAGATGAAGATGGACCACGAGCTGCAGAAGGCTACGATCAAGCAGAAAGCAGCGAAACCCCCACCCAAGGCCAAGGCCAAAGCGAAGAAATGAAGAAAGTAACGAACCGCGATCATTCGCATCCCCACTATCGGCTGAAAGACCATCTGCAGGGCATTCGCAAAGTCCTGCAGTCTTTACCCAACAAGAATCTTTCTCGTCTCATATACCAAATCCTTGAGCACGCTCGCAAAGACGGACTCCTGCCTCCTGTGGCGCCTGACAACGCGCTGCAGCACCGGCACCAGATGGTTGGCTTTGCCGTCGCCCGTGAGGAACTGTTCTACAAGGCGAAGTGGAAAGAAACGTACGGCTGGGATTTCGATGACTGCTATGACCCGGAAAAGTACGCTGTCCATTTGAAGGCTGCCTATGCACGACGCCAATCCCCATCCTCCGATTGTCCACAACAAGAAGCAGCGGAAAAGACTGCGGTCGGGGCTGAAGTGGGACCCTAGTCGCACGGGCCTGCTGACGCGGCGCTTTTTCGGGGACATTGC